CTCACGGACACGAACGCGTGGTTCCTCCTCACCGATGTCCCGAACGGCCTGAAGCACTTCGTGCGGACCCCCATGGCAACGTCCATGGACGCCGACTTCGACACCGGCAACGCCCGTTACAAAGCCCGTGAACGCTATTCGTTCGGCGTGAGCGATCCGCTTGGAATCTTCGGCTCGCCTGGCGCAAGCTGATAGAAATCAAGCACTTAGCAGTACCACAAGGGGGCTTCGGCCCCCTTTTTTGGTAGTACGCGATACAAAGCTATAGAGGGCAACCCACGATACAAGGCCAAGTATTATTCACGTAAACACGTTTGACCCATTGATAATTACGGCGTATAAAGAAAACTAATCCCTGACAGGTTCACCTGAGCCTGACTCTAGCCACGACAGGAGATTCCCATGGCTAACACTACGTTCAACGGCCCCGTCCGTTCCGAAAACGGCTTCAAAGCTATCACCAAGGCTTCTGGCACCGGTGCTGTGACGGAAGACATTTCGATCTCTCACGACGGTACCAACAGCGTGGTCATCTTCACCGACCTGCCGACCTCTGATCCGTCCGTGGCTGGTCAACTTTGGAGCAACTCCGGCGTGTTGACGGTCTCCGCTGGCTAAGGAGAACCCTAATGTCCAGCTCGGATATTAAGACTAAGCGGATCACGGCTACTGGCTCTTTGGCAGTTGGCCCGGCCCGCATTCGGCAGGTTCAGGTCCTCACTAACGGTGTTGGTGCTGGGCGCTTGACCGTGACCGATGGTGATGGCGGTAGCACGGTGCTAGACATCGACTTCCTCCAGTCTGACTCCCATTCGATCAACATTCCTGATTATGGGATTCGCTGCGAGAGCGATGTTTTTGTCTCTACGCTGACGAACATTACCGCTGTGACGGTGTTCTACAGCTAATGCGTAGGTACTACGCCGCCGGGGGGCGCGTTGATAAGGCTAAGATGGCCTGCAACAAGCCCCGCCGTACCCCGGGCCACCCTAAGAAGTCGCACGTCGTGAAGGCGTGTGAGGGCGGTAAGGAAAAGGTAATCCGGTTTGGTGAGCAAGGTGCCGAGACTGCAGGCAAGCCGAAAGCGGGTGAGTCTGAGCGCATGAAGAAAAAGCGGGCGTCCTTCAAGAGCCGCCATGCGCGCAATATTAAGAAGGGCAAGATGTCTGCAGCCTACTGGGCTGATAAGGTGAAGTGGTAATGCCGTCAAAGAGCGACAAGCAAAAGCGTTTGATGGCGGCAGTAGCCAATAACCCTGAGTTTGCAAAGAAAGTCGGCATCCCACAATCTGTGGGCAAAGAGTTTGAGCGCGAGGACAAAAAGATGAACTGCGGATCGAAGCGGATGATGGGCGGTGGCAAGGTCATGAAGGGCTACAAAGAAGGCGGTAAGCTCAACATGGTCAAGAAGGGCGACAAGATGGTCCCCGATTTTGCTGCTGACGGCGTTGGCAAGATGAAGAAGGGCGGTGCTGTCTACAAGAAAGGCGGCAAGGTTCGTGGCTGCGGTATGGCTAAGAAAGGCGTCCGCCCCGCGAAGATGATGTAATGCGACGCTACTACAAAGAAGGCGGCACGGTGAAGGACGATTGCTACCGCAAGGTAAAGCGGCAGTATAAGGTCTTCCCGTCCGCCTATGCGTCGGGCGCCATCGCCAAGTGCCGGAAGAAGAAAGCTCGTGGCGGTTCGTAAGACTAAAAAGGGCGCCGCCCTCAAGCGCTGGTTCAAAGAGGACTGGAAAGATGTCCGAACCGGTAAAGAGTGCGGTCGCCAAAAGGGTGAGAAGCGCGGGACTCCGTACTGCCGCCCGACCAAACGCGTGTCGTCGAAGACGCCCAAAACGGCATCGGAGATGACGGCTGCCGAGAAGAAGAGCAGGGTATCGCAGAAGAAGAGTCTCGGTCAGCCAGCAGGCAAACCCCGCCGTGTGAAGCCTCTGAAGAGGAAGAAGTAAATGGCAAGGCGTCCGACGAGTGCACGAGGGTCAGCAATCGCTAACGGGTACAAAGACCCGAAAGAGTGCCCTATTGCCACGAAGGACGTGCATGTCAATCTGAAGAACCGCAACCACGCCATCGAAGAGTATGGCTACGGCCCCATGAACCCTGAGGAGCCCAACGAGAAGTTCTGGAAACGCCTCGGGAAGTTGTGGGACATCACGCCGGAAGAGGCTAAGAAGTCTCGTTGCGGCAACTGTGCGGCGTTTATTCAGACCCCGAAGATGATGACCTGTATCAACAGCGGCATGGCGGGGGACGAAGAGTTTGAGATGGCGGATGCAGAGTCCGTATCTGAGGCAGCTAACCTAGGGTACTGCCAACTATTTCACTTCAAGTGCGCGGGCTCTCGTACCTGTGACGCTTGGCTAGTCGGAGGCCCTGTCACCTAATGGCTACGTCAGGTACCACAGCATTCAACATGGACTTCACGGAGATCGCCGAGGAAGCATGGGAGCGTGCCGGACGGGAAATGCGCTCTGGCTACGACCTGCGTACGGCCCGGCGCTCCATGAACCTCATGACCATCGAATGGCAAAACCGGGGGATCAACCTCTGGACCATTGATGAAGGCACCGTTTCCTTGGTTAGCGGCACGGCTCAGTACACGCTCCCCGCCGATACCGTTGACCTGCTAGAACAAGTTATTCGCACGGGTAGTGGCTCGACGCAGCAGGACCTGACCATCAACCGGATCAGCGTCAGCACCTACGCCTCTATCCCGAACAAGACGACGACCGGACGGCCTATCCAGTTCTGGATCGAGCGGCTTGTGGATGCGCCCCGAATCAACATCTGGCCCGTGCCGGACAGCAATGACTACACCTTCAAGTATTGGCGCATGCGCCGCATTGAGGACGCAGGGAGCGGTGTACAGACCGCAGATATGCCCTTCCGGTTCCTCCCCTGCTTGGTGGCAGGGCTTGCGTACCATATCGCCATGAAGGTGCCGGAGCTGGCCCAGCGGGTGCAAATGCTAAAAGCAGCTTACGAGGAAGAGTTTGACCGGGCAGCGAGCGAGGACAGGGTTAAGACCAACGCCCGCTTCGTGCCCCGCATAGGACGCATCTGATGAGTAACCGCTTCGCCTCAAGCCAAAGGGCGCTCGGTATCTGTGATGTGTGTGGCTTCCAGTACAAGCTGCGGGAGCTGCGGAACGTATTTGTAAAACGGCGCGATACGAACATCAAGGCGTGCCCTGAGTGCTGGGACCCGGATCAGCCGCAGTTGCAGTTGGGTGAGTACCCGGTGGATGACCCGCAGGCCATCCGTAACCCGCGCCCAGACAGCCCTGAGTACGCTCAGAGCCGTGCTAACATCATCCCATTACAACCCACGCCCTGTGCTGGGTTTGTTGGTACAGTGACCGTCACAACGAGTTAGGAGTAGGTCATGAAAGTCAAAGACACTGGCAAGATCAAAAAAGTTCCGAGCCCGAAGATCAACCAGCCGATCAACATGAAAACGTCTGGGATCAAGATTCGTGGTACGGGCGCGGCCACCAAGGGCACCATGGCCCGTGGGCCGATGGCATAGGCTATAGCATATGAACTACACCGAGCTGAAGACTAATATCGAAGACATCTGTGAGACTTCTTTCACGGATGCGCAGCTCGCTATGTTCACGGAGCAGGCCGAGCAGAAGATTTACAACACTGTTCAGATTCCTGCCCTACGCCGTAACGTCACGAGCGCTTGCGTTTCTGGCAACCAGTATCTCGCTACGCCTTCGGACTTTTTGTACGTCTATAGCGTGGCCGTGGTGGACGCTGATGGGGACTATCACTTCCTTCTTAACAAGGACGTGAACTTCATCCGTGAGGCCTATCCTCGCTCCTCCAGTACGGGACTGCCGAAGCACTACGCCAACTTTGACGACGACTTCTTTATCGTAGGCCCGACGCCCGACAGCACCTATACGGTTGAGCTGCACTACGGCTACTACCCCGAGTCCATCGTGACGGCGGGTACGACGTGGCTAGGCGATGAGTTTGACTCCGCCCTGCTTAACGGTGCCTTGATCGAAGCTGCTCGGTTTATGAAGGCTGAGCCAGATATTATTCAGAACTACGAGAAACTGTACGTTCAAGCCATTGGCCTCCTAAAGATGCTTGGTGATGGTAAGCTGCGTGAAGATACTTACCGTTCTGGGCAATATAGGATGCCGGTGAGCTAATGTTTAAGGTTGATGTTTCGGTCTCCCCGGAACCGATTGTCGCGGTACACACGACAGAAAACCGGGGGTTCACGCCAGAGGAAGTTGCTGCGCGTTGCGTCGATAAGTTAATGAGTGTGTCCGACAGTGCCCATCCCCTGATTAAAGATCAGGCCCGGGCGTTTAAGAAAGACATGGAGATGGTCGTTGCGCACTATATGCGTGAGGCTATCGCTAGTGATCGGACCACCATCTACAATGCCTTAATTGAGGCAGGGCACCCCGGCCTTGCGGGTGCTATAAGGAGACTTTGACATGGCGATTACGCAGGCGATGTGCACGTCCTTTAAGCAAGAGCTGCTGACGGGCACGCACAACTTCACCAACGGCACGGGCGATACGTTCAAGATCGCGCTGTTCACCAGCTCCGCTACGCTGGATGCCTCCACTACCGCTTACAGCACTACCAACGAGACGAGCGGTACGGGCTACACGGCGGGTGGTAACACGCTGACGAACGTGACTCCGACGACTTCCGGCACGACGGCCTTTACGGACTTTGCTGATACGACGTGGTCCACCGCATCCATTACGGCTCGCGGCGCGTTGATCTATAACAGCACGGACTCCGATAAGGCTGTGGTAGTGCTGGACTTCGGCGCGGATAAAACGTCCACCGCTGGCGACTTCACTATCCAGTTCCCGACCGCCGACGCTTCGAACGCTATCATCCGCATCGCCTAGGCATGTAGATGGCGCTAATCACCGGTTGGGGGCGCCAGACTTGGGGTGAGGGGCCTTGGGGTGAAGCTGCCCCGGTAGTCGTCTCAGGTCTTGCAGCCACTGGAGCTGTAGGCACGGTAACGGTCGTTGCTGAAGCGGTCGTTCTGCCTACTGGCGTCTCCGGTTCCGGTCAAGTTGGCACGGTTGTTGTCGTTGCTGAGGCTAATGTCCCCACGACCGGCCTTTCCGCCACTGGCGCGGTTGGTAGCGTTACCGTTGTCGCTGAGGCGGTGGTTGACGTTACCGGCAACGAGGGTACGGGCGCTGTCGGCACGGTTACGGTTGCTGCGAACGCAGATGTTCCCACGACAGGTATTGCCGCTACGGGGGCAGTTGGCTCTGTAACTATCGTTGCAGAAGCTGTTGTACTTCCAACAGGCGTCGCGGGTACGGGGCAGGTTGGCGATGCGGTTGCTAAGGCCGATGCCAATGTCCCGACCTCTGGGCTCTCTGCAACGACTTCTGTGGGCACGGTTACCGTTACTGCCGGTGCGGTACCCATTATAAACACCTCCCCCATTGTCTCTTCTGTTGGTAATGTCACCGTTATTGAGGGGGCTGGGGTTACAGTAGAAGTTGTTGGGGTTACGATTACAACTGCGGTCGGCTCTGTTAATGTATGGAGCGAGATCGACCCCAACCCTGGAAACGCTTGGAATGGCATTGGCCCCGCACCGGGGAATAGTTGGGCAAACATAACGCCGAGTGTTACACCCGATTGGAATGACATCGCGGCCTAGAGGACATAAAGATGGCTAGCACTTATACCGTCAACCTTGGTATTGAGAAGATCGGAACCGGTGAGCAGTCCGGTACTTGGGGCACGACCACCAACACGAACTTCGATCTGATTGACCAAGCCATCAATGGCGCCGTTACGGTCACCTTGGCAAGCGCCGGGACCTCGGGTTCTCCTAACACCCTTGCGATCACGGACGGCACCGTCTCCGATGGCCGGAACAAGTTTATCGACTTCGCCGATGGCGGCGATCTTGGGGCTGCGGCCTATATCCAACTGACGCCGAACGACGCTGAGAAGCTGGTCCATATCCGCAACAGCCTCTCCGGGGGTCGGTCGATCTTCGTCTTTCAGGGCACCTACAACGCCAGCAACGACTTTGAAATCCCGAACGGGAAAGATGTTGTCCTGAAGTTCGACGGCGGCGGCGCCACGGCTACGGTCACGCAGGTTTTTGAAGACCTCTTGGTCACTGCTGTTGCGGCTACCACGGTCGATACCACGAACATCGAAGTCACCAACCTGAAGGCCAAGGACGGCACTGCCGCAGGCTCTATTGCTGACTCGACCGGTGTGGTGACCCTCAGCTCGTCGGTGCTGACCACTACCGACATTAATGGCGGCTCCGTTGACGGGGTGACTCTGGGTACGAACAGCGCTGTTACCGAAGCCCAGATCGACAATATCAACATCAACGGCAATACGATCAGCTCGACTGATACCAACGGTAACGTGACCATCACGCCGGACGGCACCGGCTCGGTTGCTATCACCAAGATTGACGTTGCAGGCGGTGAGATCGACGGCACGGCGATTGGTGGTAATTCGGCCTCGACTGCGGTCTTCACGGACCTCACAGCCTCCGGCACGGTGTCTTTCTCCGGCGCTACGGTCTCTGACGGCGGCACGGTCACTACGGTCAATATCGACGGCGGCACCATCGACGGCGTTACGATT